TCAGTATACTTAATTAGATTCCTACTCCACAAATATGGTTTCTCATCAGTTGTTGATGGTTTTACTGTACTCCACCCATCTGTTGGTGAATTAACATATTCATTAGATATGGTATATTCTTCATATATGTTCAAAATGCCCTTACTTTCAACTTTAAAATAGAAATATTTATTTACATCAGTAGAATCTAATGGATTATTATCATAATAATATCCAATAAAACTCCCGCCTTCTTCATTTAAACCAGTTCCTATATCATCATATGCATATTTGATGTGCATATAGTACATTACATCATTTAATGTGTATGATAATCCATCAACAGGTTTTATCTTCCAAGAATATTTACTAATATCTGTAGAATCCACTACATTACCATCTACATAATATCCAATATATTTTTGAGGTTGTAAGCTTGTTTGACTAATATCTAAAGGATTATTTAATGTACAGTATCTTATATGCATATATAATGGTGAACCATCTTTAGTACCACATAATAATCCCTGACTTGTTTCAACACCACTGTCACCAGTAATACATACTGGTTCAGAGTATTTAACACCATGATTACTTGTTATTTTAGTTCTACTCCAAATATATCTTCCAATAAGATGGGTTGGTGCATCTGTACCCCACCCTTCATCTGATTGGAGAGGTGGAGTTGTTCGTGATTTTGTTTGAATAAACTCAATATCCATATCTAAAATATTTTCCCCACCACCATTATTTGTACAGAATGGTTCAGTTTTAAGTTTAGCCACACCAGTATCAATAACATTCATAATCCACAAATATTTGTCTTTTATATCTGGAGGTAATGTAGTGCTCCACCCACTATCATCTTTAGAAGGTACATCAATATTATTATCTGTTAAAAGATAATATGATTCATAATTCATAGAATTGTAATTAGATTCTAAATTGTCTACATCAATCCTTAATCTCCTAATATCATGATCCATGATTTTAATCCTCCCATTTATATGTTTCTTTTTTATCATATACGGCAGTTTTTCCAAATACTGCTTGTTTAGATTGTGTTATTACTCTTTGTTTTTCATATTCTTCTCTTAATTCAATTACTGGTTCTGGTTTATTCAACCCTATTTTTGTTTGTAATTTTGGAGAATTTCGAACATTATATTCGTGAGTGATACTTTTAACTTGTTTATAATCATTATATGCAGAATTTTCAAATATACAATCTACATAATCACCAACCCTTAAATCTTTTGGACAACCTTTAACAGTTACAGTTAAACTATCACTACGGTCATTTTTAAATTTAGGGTTGCTCCTTGCTTCATAATATGCTTCAAGACCACTAATATCATCACTAATACTCACGACATTGGTGATTTCACCATATTGTGTAACTTTCATTGGATTACGACTTTCAAGATAATTATATATACTATCCTCAGCATTCCTTTCTTTCCTCTTATAAACCACCATTGACCTACTAATGAAATCAGATACTGGAGTATACTCCCAGTTACTAATTGATATAATGTTTCCATCATCACCTTCTTTTATTGTAAATCTTGGTTCAGGAGCTTTCTGTTTATGTGAAACATATAATCTATCATTTCTCCTCATTTGTTGTGGGTATAATCTTAATTCTAAGTCTCCAGAAGACAATATTGTTTCCATTAAACTATTCAATGATTTACCAGTTGCTTCAAGATTAATTGGATTTAAAATATTCCCATTACGAAAGCCAATCCTCCTTAAAATCATTCTACAACTACTATTATCTTCGGTGGAGTCGTTACTCTCCCATAATTTTTCAGAACCAACAACATATTCAAAAGTAATATTTCTCAAATACACTTTAGGGTAATATGTTTCATTAAGTTTGTTGATTATACTTACACTACCAGTAGTAAATACATTATTTAAAATAACTGGTGTGAATCCTCTAAAAGTCTTTAAAGAATCAGATTCGGCAGATGTAAAATCAATATAAATTGGGATTCTCTCAGCATTTTTGTTCTGAGATGTACTGAACTCTATTTTAACCCATGCTTGGAATGGTTTATCTTTATCAAATCCATTAGTTATTGATTTACCACCATTTCCAGCTTTATCTATAGTATTACCTTTATGTTCCTGAACAATCCTTCCGCCCCATACTCCAGAAGTATCATTTAACATATTCCCATATTTTTCACCCCATTTATATTGCCTATATGGGAAATTTTGCCATTGTCCATTACTATCTAAATATTGCACAGTACGATGAGCTCTTGATGAATTAGTAGCATATTCCATGATACGGCAGGAAATATTTCTTTCAAATAATCGTGTATAAATTAAATCACTAAATGCCCAACAATCCCCATATCCTTTAGATTGCAAACACCCTAAACTACTGCATGTATCTCCACGAAGTAAATATTTATACTGAAATGCCTCATTGGTTATTGTTGCAAAAATATCGCCAACATTTACTGTGGTGTTTTCAGTATCGTCTGATGATGTTGAAGTATTTCCAGCATTACTTGCTTCATTTGCACTTGCACTTACGAGTTTTACTCGTCTACATTTAGCTCCAGCTGCTTTATCTCCTCCACAGTATCCACAGTAATCGGCATCACAACCACCTTTTTTCATGCTACAAGTTATTTCTCCTTCATAAACTCCTTTGGGGTTGTCTGTTAATGTTCCACTTTTACCACAATTGGGGCAGTAATTTCTCCATGTTTTAGTGTATCTTTTATATTGTGTCCCATAGCAACAAGCACATGATGGCATATGATTAACCGTAATTGTTTCACCAGTAGTTACACTACTATTATTCTCAGATGCGACATCATATTTAGTCATAGGTTCGCCCATACCATATTCAATGAAAAATATGGGAAAATCATTTAATAATTGTGGAGATGAATTATACCAGTCGGAATCATAAACAACAAATGATTGTTTAGTATTAATTGAAGAATTGTTTCTAATATAGACCCCAGTTCCATTTAATGAAACAGTCATTTCTGTTGCTTTACATTTATTGAAATTATTTTTATTGGTCAAATCCACAGATATTTCATTAAATTTATCTGCTTCAAAAACATCTGGTAATGTATTAAGTAATGGTTGTTCCATTGCACGAAGAACATAATCTAATGCGTAATTATAGTCAGGATAATGGACAACATCTCCATCTTTATATGCAGTATTATAATCTGAAGCATTTCCACCAACATTTATTTCCTGTGTACAATATCTTACATCACCATCAATTAATCTTCCCGCACATTTGATTGTTAATTCTGTTTCATCACTATTCTTTGAAACATTACTGATATATCCTCCAAAGATTTGTTCCATTTCACCATCAGAATTAATTACACTATAATTAATTTCATCACGATAATCAAAAACAAAATTTGTTAATGTTGTTTCATCTTCCCACTCATTATCATATAATATAGTGAATGAGAACTCATCAGCACCAACCTTTTCAGAATCAGAATGATTTGCTGAAAGTAGAGTTAATTTGGCATCTGCACTTAAATCAGAATCTGCTTTATATGTGGTGATTTTTTTAACAAATGCACTTAAAACTTTTAGATGACTATCTATCTGTAATTTAAATTTATGTGTTCCTTGTTTAAGTGAATATTTATAAGTTTTACGGGTTAGCCATTTTGGATTACTCCTTATAGACCAATTCATTAAATTATCATCAATTGTCCACACAATATTATGATAATCCTCATCTGTACTTGTAAATAGAAATCCAATATCATAGTCCCCAGTTTCTGGTGCAGTAAATAGATATTCTACAAAGAAATCATTACTATTGTTACTTTCAATTGTTTCCCATGAATCCCATTTACCATATTTAGCATTAGACATGATAACTGGTGTGCCACTTGACCTTGAAATAAAATCTTGTTCGTAGTTTACTTCATTGTGTCTAATTTCCAATAAAAACTTTTCAGTATAAACATGATCCACAAACCTTTGTGAATCAGTCCATGGTTTTGTATTATGTTTAGCTATACCATGCATTTTAAAAATCACCTAATAATTTTTATTGTTTCCTCTTTAGAATATGCATATTCGATAGCTACACTATCTGGGTCATCATATTCTCTACTTGATTTTAAGAATGGATAGAAAACTGTTCTATCATTCTTATCAATTTTATTTAAATGTATTTCTTTCCTATTTGGTCTTATAATTGATAATCCACAAGTACTATAATCATCATGGATTTCTACATTAATATGTTTGTCAAATAGGACTATGCTGTCCTTTGGTGCTGTTGGTTCTACCATTATTTACTCCTCCACGATTTCTGTTGGGATAACATAACTTACACCTAATTCAAATTTGTTTAAAACAAGACTTGCTGGGTTTTGAGAAGTATTCTTATCATGTTCAAACAATACTCCAAACACAAAACTATTATTTATCACACCAGATAACATATTTAATCCAGTCCATTCCACACCAACAATATTATATCCTTCTTTAGATTGTAATGGTATATCATATCCTTTTTTACCATTATTTACTCCACAATTTATTAATGTTGCACTTGCAGAGCCAATTGTAGGATATAATTTATCTGATTGTGGATTGAATTGTTTTTCCTGCCACCTTGCACTTATCTTAACAATTTTGTAATCGTCTTTACTAAATGAGAAATTGAATGATGACATATTTAATGTATCTGGAGTATTGTAATTGCCTGAAATCCCATCAATAGGAGTTACTCCAGATATACTTTTGTCCCCACAACTGATTGGGAATTTTGGTGTATCTGATAAACTCCATGGTTTGAATGGTTTTGTATTATTGTCATGTGTATTCATGATTTTTATTGGGGATTTCCATACTGTGATTGGGTCAAGAACTTCCAAGACATATTCTTTAGTACATCCAATGTAATTTTTATCTCCTTCAAAGGTTATTTTAACATTATATTGTCCTGCGAGTAATCTTATATTCATATAACATAATCCTTGGTCATTAGTGACTCTCTCATAGGTTACTCCATTAACTTTATATGATAATTTTTTACCAACCAATGGGATATTTTCAGAATCAACTAATTTGAATATGTCTTGAGTGTATCTGTACACATAATTTTTCTTTTTAACATCAATAATTTTTGTTGTATCATTATTTACAGTTAAATTAATTATTGGTGATTGGGATTTTGAGAAAAATGCTGTACCATTATATTTTAATTGGAGTTCATGTTCTCCAAGTGTTTTTGCCTGATAATATAATGTTTTTGGATTTTTACCTATTGTTCTGGATAAAACTGGTGTACCATTATCATATAATGTTACTGGTAAATCATTATGTGATGCTGAAGCTACCAAGTCCACAGTTCTATCAACATGACAAGTGTATTTTGATGTTTCTGTAGGGTATGTATCAAATAATAAGGAAACATTTGTATTTACTGCTGGAACAGTAATTTTTTGTAAATAATTATATGCTTGATATACATCATCACCACCATATTTCACACTTATGTCATAATCCCCAGATTTTGGAAACTTGATGATTCTTGATTCACCAGAACCCATCTCAAACGAACCAACATTTGGTATGTTTAACATAAGTTTGCCAGTAAAGTCATAATTCTTATTTACTTTTAATTCACAAGACCCATCATCAGATTCAACAATAAGTACATCATCAGACAAAGTAATATTTTCACCAATACTCAACAAATCCTCGCCAAAACCACTTAAATCAGGGTCAGTTACACATAAAGTATACTCCTTACTTTCAGAACTTGAATATGTTAAATCCCCCATAGATTTAGCTTTAATATTATATAATCCTTGTTTTTTGAAATTTAATGGATAACGAGTAGAATCTGATTCTGTAACTAACTCTCCAATATATTTATTATTAGCATATATTTCCACCCTCATATCATTAATTATCGTTGGAAGTGACTCATTACTTGTCTGATAAACCTTAACTAACATATAATCAGTAGAACTATTGATTGGTACAATAAGGTTAGGTATGGTTAATTCTGTAATAGATTCAGTTACAATAGAATTAAAATAACAATTATTACTTTTAGATTCGCTGAAATGGAGTTCTGGGATAAATCTTGCAGAAGCAACATAATTCTGATTTCCCTCAACAACAAAATTATAAATCCATTCATATTCATCATCAGAAGATAATGATGGTGTTGGGTCTACATATACGGATTCATCATTAACAATAAATTCAACACGACCAATAGGTTTTCCATCAACAAAACCTTGACTAATACCATTAATGTCCTTAACATTAGCTACAAGCATTACTTCATAACCACTATTAAATTGTGATTCAACAATTCCTTCACTGGTGCGAGTTTCTAATTCAATAGTAGTAATTACATCATAAAGGTAAACTGCCCTTTTTCCACGATTGCCATCATATACGATTATGTTATCTGGTGTAAGTAATCCTTCACATTCAACAGTATTATATTTATCATTAATCATCAAATCCACATTTTCATGTTGGCATTCAATAAATGGGTGTCCTCTCCACATAGTCCATAATGTTTGACCAAATTTGACAGAAATTTTATCATCATTATAGGATTCAATTTCAAAATCATTAAAATCATCTAAACGAACCATATTAGTGTAAACATAATTATTTGTTGATGCATCATAAACATAAAATGAAACAGTACCAAACAACCTATCAAAACCAACTTTTATCAAGTTATTTGAAAGGTATAATGTTGAATTGTAATTTTCAACAAACATTACACTTGAACCACCGCTTGTTTGAAGGTCTACACCACCCTTATATTGTTGGAAACCATCAACAAGATAATATATGTTAGAAGTGTCCTCATCAATAGTATAATAATATAATATTCCTTCCTCTGATTTACGATAGAATAATAAATTTTTACTCGGTAATGGGAATGGAGAAACAACTAAATTATTATAAAAATTACTATATGGATTCGCTAAAATATTTTCATATGATTCAACATCTAAATGAGCGGTGAAATTAGGTTCAATAAGTCCAACATCATTATTATCAAAACAAACATCAATAATGTATTCACCAGAAGCCAATTCGATATCTTTTTCAACAATTTCTAAACCATTAGCACCTGATTCAGTAATAGTTACATAATCCCTGTCAAAATGGAAATTAGTTGAGGATTTAAATACTCCATCAAATGGTTCTTCCCAGTCAAGTTTAATTCTCTTATTAAAGACATTGAGTATACGACCATTCTTGTAAACAACACAATTTGCATTACATTGATTAACAACTTTTCCTCTTTCATCAAAACAAGTAAAATCATATAATGTATATTCTAAAACATTCTTTCCAGAATTATTATCAATAATAGTGTAAACTATGCTATTTTGTTTATAATCATTAGATTCATCAGTAGGATCTGATGGCAAAATACAATCCCAGTAATATGTAACATCACAAATATCTTTTAAAGCCCATTTATTCCTAATATGTAATGCTTCACCAGTACTACAGTTAATCTCATTAATCCTATTATTAACCAAATCATGACTAATTTGACCAGAACCAAATAATTCAAAATAATTAATTAATGAATCTCCCTTATTTATAGTGTTGATTAAATCATATGGGAGATTAGTTTCACATAACCTTGCACCAAGGATTATTGATGCCTTACCAAAATATTTTCTTGTTAAATATTCTACGTCAATTTCACCTTTGTAAACCCATGAATTAACTCTCTCAATATTACTTATTGCTTGAATATCAACCCACCCACGATGATTCAAAACATCATCATCACTACATGAAGGACATAATTCGATAGAAACAGGTCTATCCATCTTTGTGAAACCTTCTAATGTTTTCCAATGATTTGGTGGTAAATATATGCTTAAAGACAATTCATCTTCCCATATTCCAGTTTTGGAAACATATTTGCGATTTTGATAAGTTCCTTTTTTAACTGGGTTTTTAAATGAGAATTTTGGATTGTGGTGACTATATGGAACTTTTAATGGACCAATATGTTTAACTCTTTTTTCAAAGAAAACTTTAAGGGCAGACATTGAACTATTCCATTTACCAAAACCTTCTTTTGTTTTGCATTTAAAAAAGAATCCTCCACCATCACATTCTACTGCAATATTTGGGGTATTCACAGTTAATATTTTATGTGCAAATTCCAAATCCACTCCCTTTTCAGGTCCAACTCTAAAGTTAAATACATATTTTTCTGAATTAGTGTAATGGTCAGAACTGTTATTGTTTGAAAAGAATGTATGGAATTGATAATCTCCCTCATTCCATGAGATATGCATAAATTCTCCTAATAATACAAAATTTAATTTACCAGTGAATTCATTAGGATTATTAATTTTAATATCTAATTGTAGAGTTTTTTTATCAGCAGATAAGTGTTGATTAACTAATTTCATGCCTAATAATCCACCAACATTCTCTTGGAACTGGTACTCTGGGAATTTCATGTATTTGTCTGTTTCAGGGTCATAACATTTAAGGAGAACAGGATAAACCCAATCATTACTTTCCAATTCATAAGTGTCCAAATCATATATCCAATATTCAATATGGAATGTTTCTGCAGGAGCAATTTCACCACTCCAATTTCTACTGAATACTGGACACCTTATTTGTGCATTGTTTCTATATTCATTATAATAAGCATCTACTACTTTAACATAATATACTGCAACTTGTGAATCATGGGTTGCTTTAATTAATCCAACTTCCTCATTATCAAAGGGTTCGCCAACCACCATTAACTTATAATGGAAATAATCTGTAGACTTGTCGATTTTTGGAGTAACATACCAATGATATGTATTTTGGTTAATTTTCTCTACTCTTCCAGCACTAACCTCATAATCGTCCAATTTATAATTATCTGGGAAATATAATACAACAAGTTGTTCTGTGGGACTTAAACCATTAGTAGTACGGATATAACAATAACTGCTAAAAACTTCACCCATATGCACCTCATGTGGTTCATCAGGTGTACTCCATGTTTCTACTCTTCCCTTTTTGTTAGGTTCAGTCATACTAACATTATATGTTGCAACATCATAATCTATTTCAATATAAACATAATCTAAATATATTGCACCAACATTGGGGCTTACATTTGGAGTATATGCTAATGTAACACCAAAATCATTCTTATTAACTTCTGCAACAGTAAGTTTTGTTGATAAATCCATGAAATAACGGCTTCTCTTCACAAAATTTTTATAAACATCAGAATCACTTGTTTCAAAAGATAAATTAGTTCCAACCAATCTAATGTCTAATCCACGAAAAATAGGATATGTATTATCATTAGATTCATCAGTATAAGATACTTTCCTATCTTCATAACCTACTTCAATACTATTAATAACTGCATCACGGGGCAAATCAAAGTTAAAATTAGTGAAAGTTATGGGTGCAGGTATTAATTTCACACCCTTACTTGAAGAAATATTGTTACATTGTCCCACCTGCCCTTCAGGATATAATAAATTATTTAAAAGATTCCAATCCTTACAACGAGGATTAGATAAGTCCTGAACAACCTTATTTGCATATTTTCTAATAATCATAATATTCTCCTATTGTGTAGGGATAGAATATGTTGGAAGAATCTCAACAACAAATCCTTCACTTGGTAAAGTTAAATAGTTCATAATTTTAGCAGGTTTTGGAAGAATACAATAACTTATAACAGCTCCAGTGTATTCATTACACAAAAAAACACCTTTTAAGTTTTGAACTTCTGAACCAATACTTAAAGTAGGTGTTTTAGAACCAATACTAACAACCAATCCACCATAACCTACTTCTTCAGCAACCAACTCTACTACAGGACAATCTAAGTCTTTAACAGTAATATCACCTGAATCTGAATAACTAATATTTTTAATAGGAACAGCCTTTGACTTATCCAATGTATAATCTGCTTTAATATTTGACTTCCAATCATCACTACAATTAGACACAGGTACAAATTCAAAACGATTCTTAGAATTATTCAATACCATATCTGAGATGCTGAATGTTCCTTCTTTATTCATTATTTTATGAAAATTATCAATTAATTTAAATTCTAAAACAACAGTTGTGGATTTATTACTCATATAAAATCACCCTAAAATAAAAAACAATAAAAATAAAAGAAAAAAAGAAAAAAATTACCTGCCAGTGTTCTTATTCACACCAGTCAGGTCAATAATTTTATCAACGACAATGTCACCAATATCCTGACCAATAGATTCATCAGAAACATTTGCTCCCCTCATATCAATATTCAAAGTTAAATGTAATGACTTATCTACTTTGGATTCTTCTTCAGGAGGTTTCAAACTGCTTCTTGTTCCAATACCTGAAACCTTTGGGGAAGTAAAACCATACCCTTGCTGAATAGCAGTAGCATCAATATCACCAATACCATCAACATGAGCCCAAACATGAGGAACACCATTCCAAGAACCATGCCTCATACTACTACTGAAACCAAATGCACGAGCCAAAGCCATAATAATCAAAGCACCATCATAACAGTTAAACATACCACTATTATATGCTGCCACTGGATCACCACCAGTTTTAGAATTCATGTATCCTTGATAACTTGTACGGCTAATAGCATCATAAATATATCCCTTACATATTTCTGGTATACCACGAACTGGGAAATCATCATTTTCAAATTTACCCACACTCAAATAAGGGTCATATATTGCACCAAAGTTTGTTCTCCAATGTAACAATGCTTGCCTAATATCATCTGTCCAATTAAAGTTCCAACCACCAGCATAACATTCTTTACCAGAATTCAAACAATTAATATATTGGGCTAAAAAATCAATATCATCATTCTTCATTCTTGGCTTAAAACTATTGCTAATACCTGTGGTTTTACTATATCCACCAGCACCAAAACTACCTTTTGGGATTCTAATTTTAGGTGAACTTGAATTCATAGTTTTAATCACACCAGATTTAACTGGGTTACTGATAGGTGTCCTTGTACTTGTAGTTGAGAAATCTCCACCAGCACTACCCATTAACAATGCAGGATTTTGGACTTTCCTCCAGAAACTACCCATATTATGTTCTAACTGGTTTATTTTAGCACCAGTTTGACTACGAATATATTCTGCACTACTGATTAATGCATTTTGCATACCCTGCCAACTATTAGTTATAGCATGGATATGTCTGGTTGTCTGATTCTTCATATTATTCATTTGAACACGAGTAGTCGTACCCATTTTAGTATATGCAGATGAAGCAGAAGTATTTATACCATTAAATGTTGTCTGGAGTTTCAAACCCATATTAGAGAATGTACTACCCATAACAGTATCTAAACCCACAAATGCATTCTGTGTAGTGAGTGCAATATTCTGACTCAAACCAGTAGCCATACTTGCATCAGCTTGGAACTGTTGTAATGCAGGCTGATTCAACATTGGGTCAAGACCCATAACTCCGAGAGTACTGTTAGCATTACTGGTTAAACTTGAATATGTGTTGTTTGCAAAATTAGCCATTGTAGGAGCATAACCACTAACAACAGCCTCAGCCAAACCTTTAGCACTATTATATGCTAAAGTAGTGTTACTTAATGCCTGACCAATACCAGTAACTTCTGCAATAGTACTTCTCCACATAATTCCTGGAGAATGTATATCCATACCGTCCTTATAACCATTACTTGCAGATTGTCCTAATTGGTATCCTTTGTTATAGAAATATTGTTTTTTATCCTCCATAACCTGCAATGCACCACGACACTCCTTATCCGTAGCTTCCTTGATTTTGAATCCTCCAACAAAACCTGTCTTAGCATTATTACCCATAGACTTACCATGGCTACGAGCATTAACTCCACCATAATTAAATCCATTAGCTAATTGAGTACTTATAACAGTAGACAATCCCATCATACCACTACTAATACCCTGTTTTATTGCCTGACCAATACTTTTACCTTTAGTACTTGCTGTACTAATAGCATTATCAAGTGCAGAACTCATGCCCTTAACAGCATTACTTATAGCAGTAACCATGCTTGTAGCACCAGAAACATCAGCAGTCTGACCAGATGTGGCAGTATTGATATTATTATTAAATTTGATAATATCATTAACCATGTCTTCTAATTGTTTCAACTTACCACCTAAACTGGAGGAATATCCACCAGCAGATCCACCACCAACAAGGTTGCCTAAAATATTACCTCCAGGAATCATTGAACCAACAACATTAGCAACACCACCAATAAAATCACCAGTATTATTACTAACTGCTGATTGGACTGTCTGAACAGCCCGATTAATGGATTGGATACTTGTAGCTATTGCTTGAATCTGTGTTGCTTTAGAATTATCAACTTGGGGAATTTCCATTTTATTTAATTCTGTTGCGAATTCCTTCATTGATGTAACTACACCATTTTCACCAACAAGTCCTTTAATATATTCACTTATACCCTGACCACCAGTAGTTATTTTAGATATAAAATCAGTAGTTAATACTGCAAGTAATGGAATCATTGCCATACCAATAATGGTTAATGCTTCACCAACCACTTTTATTGCATTTGCACCTTGTTGTATACTGGTTAAATCTGGGAATAATGTACCAACAATAGCTAACATTCCAAGAGGTGCAACCATACCAATAATTGCTTCAGAAAGTATGACTAACCCAGCACCGACACCAGCAACAGCAATAACAAAAGTTGCTCCACCAGTAGCGAAAGCAGATGCTGCTATTAAAACTCCTGCAATAAATAATGGGATAAATGGTGCAAGACTATTTAATGCATTAGAGCATGCTTGTACTGCTTGAATTCCCCTATCTATATTAGTTGAACCTATAGTATCATAAACCCAACCTAATCCAGCAAATGTCAATAATGGTAATGCTAAACCAATAATTGCTTCAGAAACAAGAAGTAAACCAATTGCAATACCTGCTGCC